TTTTGTTTCTTCCTCTCCAAGCAACCACCTTGCCTTTGAATCACATCGGCATCTGCAATTGATGTCTTCGGAAGGTTCACCGAATCCACCCGGTTCCATTGCTTCCATGCCATAGATTTCAAACGGTTCATCCAATTCCCGGACCTGTCCATCAAGCAATCTGTGTGTATCTCTTGTTTTGCTGTCAAGTGCAGCACTCCAAATCTTCACAATATCGGCTCCCCGGTCCTTTGCATGGTGCTGTGCATTGGAAATGGCCTTGTTTTGGATTCTGTGGCCTTCTGTCCTTGCAATACGCATTGCATTGTTTTTGCTGATTCCTGCATATGCTGAAAGGTTTCTTGCAATCTCGTTATACATTGCATTGCTTGTGATCCCCCGGCTGATTTCCGAAGCAATCTTCTTGGAAAGATCCTTGGTGTCCTTTCCAAGTGCCGCATAAAGGGATGTTGACAGCTGTGTTTCATGCTGAATTGCAGCTGCAACCATTTCCTGATCAATCGGGAACACCAATGGAATCCCCTGCCCTTGTATATCATACAAAGTGCCGATGAATCCCTGTTCATAGCACTTTGTCAGATATTCAGAAACTGTTTCAAAATTATCATTGTGCAGCTGCTCCAAGATTGTTTCAATCTGTGATTTCAACTGCTTCTGATATTCTACTTGGTAGATGACATGTTGAAGATCGGCATCCCCACGCATCTGAAGGATTGCAATTCTTGTTTCAACCTCTGCCAATGCATCCTGATAGTTTTCAGTCAGTCTTTTCAGGACTTCCTTTTCACTATTCAGGGATATTTGAAGCATTTCCTTCTGTCTGCGGTTCATCTGTCATCACCTCATTCAAAGCACCCTGTGCAGCCTTCAGTTCATTTTCAGCTTCATCCGGATCCGGAAGCATTCCTTTGATTTCTTCATAGTCGATGTCAAGCACATCACAGATGTTCTGCATCAGAAGTTCATTTCCAAGCTGTGTTGCAAGGGAAAGCAGTGTGTTGATTCTTGCCTGCTGCTCCTGTGCTTCCAACAATGCGATCTGTGCATTCTCCTGTGCATTGGACATCACTTCATGTGCAAAATTGAAATATACATCCTTCTGCTGATAATCAGTGCCATTGATTTCATTGATTTCATCAAGGACAATCTTCAGGATCTTCCGGAACATCTGCTTCAGCTTGATTTCCTTCTTGGTTGCCTTCAGGTCAAGAAGGGAATACATTGCCTTGATTGCAATGTTAGTGGTTGCAGAAGTGTCCTTCAGACCGGACATATTCAAGCCGAAACCGAATCTGTAAATGTTCTTTTCATCCAATTCCAATTTTGCCTGTCGTGCCTTATACGGAACATCGACTGTGTGAACCTCAACACCACCATTTTCATCAGTGCCGATGATCTTCTTGGTCTTCAAAGTGGTCTGCAATTCATCAAGGTTGTCACCTTGGAATCCCTTCACAACATGAATCGGTGTGTCAAAGTCAATCAGATTGTTTGAAAGGCTGCTTGCCATCAAATCATAGTCATCAATCAGGTCCTTGATCGGTTTCAAGTCACTGAATTTCTTTTTGTTGTTATCCAACCGGAAGAACGGAATGAACCCGAATCCTTCAAAATAGGTGGAATCATCGTTTTCCTTCTTCCATGTGGTGTGCGGTCTTGGATTGATCTTCACAGAATCATCTTCAATGATCTTTCCATCGGATCCCATAACATAGAAATATGCCTGCTTGTCATCCCACACTTGGATTCTAGTGATTTCCTTCCTGCCCTTGTCGATTCTATCAATATAGTGATAGATGACATATGCACAACCATCATCAGTGTCCTTTTCCCGGACCTCAATCACACCCAAGCTGTCAGCACACTGAAAGGCAATCCGGTCATCCGCATTCTTGTATGCGTACAAATAGCCAAAGCCTTTTGCACTGCTGTCTGTGAGAAGTTCAGCCACTTCAGAAGCAAAATCTTCATTGTTGTTGAAGTATGTGTCCAATTCTTCCTGAAGCTTCGGATCATCCGACTTGAACAGGCCATCATCCCCGGAAAGAATGTACTGCACCACCTGATCAACCAATTCAGCAAAGAACGGATGTGCATTCCGCACATTTGCCCTTGTCGTGTCTTCCTGGATCTTTCCGTCAGCATCATAATAGAACACCCGGTATTGCTTGATGTCGTGTTCCCCTTCGTAGTATCTCTGACCGATCCTTGCAAACCTTTTATTGTCTGCACTTCTGTCTTCGTCAATAAACTGCTTTATTTCTTCAATTGAAAGCATCTTTGCACCCCTTTCCTTACCTGTTCTTTCTCAAATACCACTTCTTGATGTATTTAACCCGGTAATGGTTCCCATGCTCCCGGTCAAGGTATTCACCTACAATGCGATAGTCAAAATGCTTTTTGATAAACTCTTTGATAAATCTTCTTAACATGCAACCACCTTTCTATATAAGCCATCCCTTCTGTTTTCTCCATCCTTCGATTACATAACGCAAGGCTGCCATTGCATCATCTTGGAATGCCACAGGTTCATCCAAATATTCCCCTGTTCGGTCATCCTTCTTCCATTTCCATTGCTGCAATTCCTTGATGGTATTCACACAAGAAGGATGCACATATATTTTCCGCTGCTTCAGATAATCAATCTGTGCCTTCACAGATCCACCGGAACCACCCTTGTCAACACCTTTTGCCCGGTTATATCCACCCTTCTGCCACATCTTGATTCTGTCCGGTTCTGCTGAATCACACCACATCTGCTTGTTTCGTGGTATGTCAGCAGCCTTTGCCATTTCAATCAATTCTGATGTGTCCTTTTCAAATTCATATATTTCCTTCGTGATGTAGATGTCACCATCCTTGGTTCCGCATGGAAGGATTGCATTCGCATGGTTGAAACCAAAGTCCTGACCAATTGCAAAATCATCATAATCGGCAGGATTCTGTGAGATCTCTTTCACTTCCCAATTGTGAAGGATCAATCCACCGATTTCACCCCATTCACCAAGGCCATATATTTGATACCCTTCAGGATCCACAATCTTTCTTCTTTCCATTCGCTGCTTGTAGGCAGCATCAATGAAACGGTTCTGAAGATATGTTGAATGATGTGTCAGCACATTCGGATCCGGAATATCGAAAAAGACCTTCTTGATCCAATGATTCTTGTTCACCGGATTGAAGGTCATTCTGATCTGATAAAATTGTCCTTCCGGAAGTTCACCACGCAAACGGTCATCAATGATTTCCAAGTCTGCCTGTGTGAATTCCGTTGCTTCTTCCAACCAAACATCTGTCAGCTTCCCTTTTGGGAATGTGATTGACTTTAGTTTTTCTCTTTGCCTATCATCATTCATTCCCCGGAAGATGATCTGATTTCCATTTGGAATGAATGTCAATGCCATTGGTGATTTGTTTACTTTCCAATACTTATCATATTGATCACCAAACATCTTATATAAAGCACCTGTCAATTCAGCAAAGGTTGAATCCCTGTTGCTGATGTCTGATTTTCTCATTGCCACAAGGTTTCTTCCTGGATCCTGCATCAATCGCAGAATGTAATTCTGTGCAGTATCAACAGATTTTCCGGATCCGGCTGATCCTTTCATGACAATATACCGCTTTTTGCTTCGGTCCACTTCCCGGAATCCGGGATTCATCTGAACTTTTATATTCATTCATCTTCATCCCCATAATCAACACTGATATTCAAACTCATGTCAACATCAGCTTCAACCTTTTCTGTATACAGGCCATAACGCTTTCCAAGAAGTTCTGCGGCCTTGTTGGAATCGGACAGCCTTGCAGGAATTTCAACAACTGCCGGACTTTCTTCTGTGACAGTCTGCTTCTTCAATTTCCCTGTATCTTCATCCTTCACCCATTTTTCCACTTTATTCTGTAATGTCACAACAACAGATTCTTTCATTTCCCTTCGCATTACCGCTGTCAAGTACTTCATCACTTCATCTTGGTCCGCAATCAGGTCCTTTTCCTTCTCTGCAAGCCGATTTTCGATATATTCCTTGATGTTAGGTTTTCTTAGGTTTTCTGTTGCAATTACTGCTGCTGTCTTTTCAGAATATCCCGCTCTTATAGCTGCTTGTGTGGCATTTAAGTCAATCAGATATTCATCACAGAATCTTTGCTGTTTGGCTGTTAGTTTAGCCATCACAATCACCACCTTTGAACAAAAGGCCCTGAATGCAGGAGTATTGAGCATCATTCAAGGCCAAAGGAAAAGGTGCTGCCACCAACCGGAAGCAACACCTTCATGAATCAT